GTCGTCGCCCAAGCCGGAAAGGTTGCCGTGATCCTGAACGAGGGCGGCAGCGACGCCAGCAGACTGCAAACTGCGAAGGTCATACACAGCAACCGTGCTGGCTTTAACGCTGTTCGTGAAGCCAGTCTTGTGGGTGTAGATGACCTTATAAAGAGGGCGGAACTCGACTGATGGGAACCCGCTGAGGCTCAATCCCTCAAAGGTCATCGCCTCTGCTTGCGATAACTGGTTCGTAGGAGCCTGACTGATGATCGAAACAACTGGGTAGTTCAGGTTGTTCGTGGCGAGAATCCACGAAACGAAGTACTCGTTATTGTTAACGCTTGCCGTAGACCAAGTTCCACCGCTGTACAGGTTGTACTGCGGAATGCCGCCAACAACCTTGAACGGGAAATCGGTCGGCGCGTCAATTACCCAAGCATTGCCACTAAGGTACAGAACAGGGATGCGAGCAGGGCCAGACAAATCCTGCTGCCACGTATTTGCGACAGGCGAATTAGTCGAGACGATATCGACCTGCATGTCTTCGTCGAAGAACGTGCCGCCGCCGATGTCGATTTGCGCATCCGCATCAGTCGCGCCAAGGCCAGTCGTCGTGTATCCGCTTGCGCCAAACCCGTTGGCAATTGCAGCACCGCGAGTACGGTGAAGGTACTCATGAGTCTGCCAATCCAGCGTGATGCCATGACGCTCATCGCCAAAGTAGACAGCCGTCGATGTAGTCGCGTTCCAGTAGACGTACGCTGTCGGCGCATGGTCTTCCCAAGTGAAATACGACATCTGCGTCGAAAGGACGCCAGACTGATTGAAGTAGATGAAATGCAGGCCAGTCGTATTAGGAATAACGACAGTCTGCGCGGACGTATAAGTATATTTTACGCCCTTACACCAAACAACAAATTCAGTCGCAACAGGAGCGATCGTGAAAGTGCGAGTGCCGCTATTGAAAGAGATCGATGACTGAGTCTTATCGGCGTGACCAATAGGCTCGCCCGTAGGCTCTGTCGAAGGCTCCCACGCAGTGCCGTTCCAAACGAGCTTCTCTCCTGCGGCAGGCGCGTCAGTCGAGACAGCGCGGCCTTGGATCTTGGCTACGTTTGGTGCGGAAGAAGTACCGGAAAGGTCTCCACCAATCTCAACCTTATCCGAGTTGAGATTGGTGAAGTTGGCGTCCAGCTCATTATTGGTAAGCGGACTGCCCTTCCCTGCGCGGGTAGTAATATTCGACATGCCTTTCCCCTATTAGGAGATCGTTACAGTCCAAGTCACCGTCATCGTGTCGGAAGCACCCTTGTTCACGACTGCGAACACGGTACGGCAGAGCATGGTTCCGCCCACGCCAGAGTTGAAAAGACCCGCCTCTGTCACCGCGCCAGTGCCGATCCCGGCATTGAAGGTGGCAACGTAGGTCGCAACCGCGTTGGTCGCGGTTCCGCTGGTCAGCGAAGCGCGGCCAAGTTCGCCGCCGAGGGCGGTATCGCCAACGACAGGAGAGGATGTTCCAGAGCCGACAGCCATGTGGCTCATGACCGCAGATGCCGTGCCGACCATGCGAGAAGCAATGAAGTTCTTGCCGGTGGTCACGACGAGGTTGTTGAGGTCACGCTCGTCCTTCAGATTTCCACTTTCGTCGAAAATCTTGATCTGAAGCCGACCGCTAACCTTGATGTCTTCGAAAGCTTTCATCTAATTAGCCTCTGTCAGAAGTAGAAAGAAGAACCAACATAGTCTTCTGCAAAGTAAGTGATGTCGGCATAGTCCGTCATCCTTGCAAATCCAGAATCCGATGCGGCCAACGATTCGCTGGGGTTCTTTCCGAACTCCAGCAAAGAGTCGTCTATTGCATATTCAACGTCATCTTGAGTTCTAATAAAGAAGACGAGGTATGAAAAGTCATCAGCGGCAAACGTCTCGTCCGCCTTCTGCGTCGAGAAAGTAGAAAAAATCCCGTCCCCGAATACTACATTTTCTGAAGCCCCCTTTGAAGTTTCCAGAGAGTGGGCTTCTTCAACTGACTGTGAGTCAGAGAGTGATAATCCAAAGTCTAGGATTATCTCGTCAATCTGCGGGAACTCATCAGACAGTGACTTGCCTGAAGATATCCTTGCGCTGTCTGTAGTGCCGTTAGATGTTTCCAAAGACTTTTCAAAGCCTTTGGAAACAGCATCTATCGCCGAGTACAGATCCGAGAACCCCTTAGAGATGTCAAACGCAAGAAGCTCGGAAAACCCATCAGTCTGATCCGAGATATGCTTGCCAGCATCAAAGCGACTGAAATCGTATACGCCAAACAGATCTTCAAGATTCAGCCCGAAATCAAGCGTTGATGCGTCAAGCGCATCGACCGCATCGACGAGGTTCTTGTCGAATATAAAGAACGCCTGATCGGCGGGAACCTGAATCGTATCGTTGATCCAGCGATCTGGCGGGGTCGGGTCGGCGAACACATTGGCCGCCGCAAGCTGAACGTAGCTCGACAACGCATAAGCGTTGACGAACGTGACCGTGTTCTTGAGATTTACGTAATCAGCGGAGTCCCGAAGATTTACGTATTGAGTGGTCGCCCTCGCGTAGACGTGAAGCGGCTCAGTGCGGAGTTTCTGGAACTCCACATCTGGGGCGGCTTTTGGGATATCGAGGACAACACGAATCATTAGAAGTCAGAACGAACGCGCAACTTGATGAGATCGTAAACCGTCTGGATTCCAGAGCTGTTCTCCATCTCAATCTCAGCCTCGTATACGCCAGCGGCGTTCAAGGCTTGTGAGTTCCACTGGAAAGCAACGCGGCCATTAACGGCGTCCGTTACGGAGCCGGTGATGGTCGTCTTAATGGTTGTTGATCCGACCTCGCGAATCTTCAAGCGAACTGTCGCGCCAGTAAGGTCGATCGGCTGCCAAGTGTTCGGGTCGCTTTCGTCAAGAATTTGACCGCTTGCAGCCTGATTACTATCTTTAAGACTCAGGTAAAGAACCGGCAGCGTATCGCCTTCTACGAGCGGGATGGTTGCGCTATAGCTCATATGAACTCCCTAGGGGCAACCGACAACGCGCCGCCAGCATAGCCGTGCTTAGACTTGCGGATCGCAATCCCAAGCGCCTTGTCGAAAAGAATTTTGTTCATGCCAGCGCGATCCGGGTCAGACCAGACCTTCTGGGGCTGAATCTGAAGCCGGTACAACGCACCCTTGATGAGTGTCTCGGAGTTCTCGTTCGCGATGTAATCGGGGATCGAGGTGCTGCTCTGAGACGGCTTGAGCGAGTACAGAACATACAGCGTCTCGCTCACGGAAGGCGTCGGAGCCACCGTAATGGTGTCGCTATCGTTCATCGTGTACACGCGAGCAGGGCCGCTGCCAGCCGCCATGTAGATATCCACCGGGGTTACGGCAGATAACTTCTCATAGCTCGGCGAAGCGGTCGTGCCGCGATTCCGGTAGAGGCCGAGAACATGATTGATCTCGGCTCCAGCCGGGGGACTCAGGTCGATTTCGTTCGTTCCAGCCGGGACAATCGCGTCTTCGATTGGCTGAATCCAGACGTCAGTCTTGATACAGAACTCAATCGCCGCATCCTTGAGGCACTGCGCGATCGAAAAGACGGGGCATCCCGGAACTTCCAGCAGGACTTTGTTTGCTAGATCGGTATATTTCACTCTGCCTTACCCCGTTTCAGCCCCTAAATTTCCCGCTCGGGAACTCGATATCAGCCCTGTGCCGCCTGCCCCGGAGGGATTCGCGGACGCGGAGTGGATGCCGAATCGGACTGCGTCTTGATGCCAAGCGAATTCTGGAACGCCTGAAGATGCGCTTGCGCACGGGCAACATTCCCGGCGTACTCGGAATCTTTCGAGTAAGCGCGATACAGGAGGTAGTCGAGAATCGCGTTGGCGTAAATGTCGTCGATGTCGATGACGGTCGTCGCGATATCCGCAAGATCGTTCGGGCCGCCAGTTGACGTTACCGTCGTAGGGGCGGAGCTATAAACGATCTCGATAGAAGCCACGTTCGTCGGCTTCGGATACAGATAGAACGTCTTCGGGTCGAGCGGGTTGTAGATGTAATGCTCGATCAAAG